ACAAGAAAAAGGTCTAAAAATGGGGTTTTTCGCGTGCGCAAGGAATTCTGTCACAAGAGAACATCTAACTCATTGAATTCATTGAAGTTTAATCTTCAGATTTTTGAATTTTTGTCTGTCACATCTGTCACATGTGGCCACGTAAATCTTTGAATTTGTTATGATTTAGTTCACTTTTTGTCTGTCACATGTGTCATTATTTTCAGTTGTATGATATTGGCACGTACCGATAACATGCACGTAAGTCATTGAATTCATCATGATTTTGGCACTGTACGCATTGTCAGTAATGCTGGTATTTCCGGTTTCGCGTTACCGGTATGTGCGCACATTTGTCTTTTTTTTGTCTTTCTGGGATATTCCATTGATAATGGTGCACACTGTGGTAGTATCAGAATGAAGGAACAAACAGCTAAGCGAATAGACAATGCACAGATCAAGAATGAGAATGGAAAAATTAAGCAAGCGAGCCAATAAGCAAACAACTAAACAAACAGCTAACCAGCCATCTAATGCGTCAGTTTGCTCACTAATCAATGATCGATCTGTTAAGCAGATGATAAAGAGAGCGCGTGATAAAATCAGAAACGATAAACAAGCGATTAAGACTAAGACTAATGAAACACTGAGTAGACTAGAGAAAGAAGAAGCAGACAGACGCATGGCCGAACTACTATCATAAAATCCCCAAAATCCAGAATTATGTACCGCGCTCACCGCGTACCACCCTGCACCATGCACTACAGCACCATGCACTACAGCACCACACGCACCACGCTGCACTAGGAGACACGCACCATGCTCAGCCATGCGACACCAGCGACACCCGGCCAGCCACCACCAGACCGGCGCACAGGGGGGGGGGGAGACTCTTCGATAGAGTGTCACACTTGTAGTATCACCACCGGAAAATCTAGCACAGCATTTTTGAAATTAGCAGTAACGAGGAGAACGAGATGGTCGGTATCATACTCGCAGTCATTGTATTGTTTTGCTTGAAGGCTCTTGTTGACTAACCCTCCCTATTATGCTATTAGTTTTACATTCTCCGAATTATTGCCCAACTAGAGACGTAGTAAATGTTAAAGTCGGATATGACCATCATATCGGAAATGACGGATGCTGAATCGGCACAGACGCAGCCTATGATGTCAGCAAAGGACGCACGCGAATCCAGAGAATACAACTACGATATAATCTTCACCCGTATCCTTCCCCAACTAGAATCAGGAAGACCACTTTCTGAACTGCTCCGTGAAATTGCCGAAAGAGAAACAAACCTCGATATCACTGGATTTAGACGTTGGGTTCACAACGACGATGCCCGAAGTAAGACATACAAGGCGGCCAAGAAGATTGGTGCCCGTTGTGTGGAAGACGAGATGTTGCGCATTGCAGACGATGTTGATAAAGATGTGTACCGCTCCAAATTGCAGCTCGACACCCGTAAATGGCTCCTTGGTGTGTGGGATAGAGACACCTATGGGGATAAGCGGGAAGTCACCAATACGTCGGACAAGCAGGTCAATATATTCATTGATGGCATTACTCCGAAAGCCAATACAGGGCTAACAATTGATAACGATGACCCATTCTTAATTGGAAATGACTGATGAAAACCATAAACTTCTCATTGCTCAACTGGCAAATGGAAGAACTTAAGCGAAACGCCCGGTTTTCTGTGGTTATGACAGGAAGGCGGGGCAATAAGACAGGATTTGCTGTCAAGAAGACGTTGATAAAAGGCATAGAGTGCCAAGATCCAAGTGCAGCGGTAGTGTATATCGCACCCAACATTCGGATGGCTAGGCAGTCAGCATGGGATGCATTTCAACAACACGGAAAGTCTATTATTGAATCCATTGACAAGTCATCATTGGCCATAACACTGGTCAACGGGGTTACTATTTATTTAGCTGGCGCAGATACTCTCAATTTCCCCGAGGATATAAAGTTACACTTTGTGGCCCTTGATGAAATACATTATTTCCCGACACATGTTTGGGACAAGATTGTTCAGCCAATGCTAGGTGAATCTGGTAGCGCACTGATTATTGGAACACCTGAACCAGGCGATAACCAGTTTAATCGCCTATTCGATTATGCCGAAAGTGGAGTGGATAATAACTGGACTGCTGCGCGGATATCTGGAAATGGCGGCATCTGATGGCTGATTTGAGGTTTAAATTACTCAACTGGCAAATGAAGGAGTTCAAGAAGAACCCTCGGTTTTCTGTAATCATGGCGGGCAGACGGTGCGGTAAGACCAGCGGGGCTATTAAGAAGACTTTGATAAAGGGCATAGAGTGTCCGGATAAGACGGCTGGCGTAGCCTATGTTGCGCCCACACAAGCCATGGCTAGACGTTTGGCATGGAACGCCCTACTCGAACAAGGAAAGTCGATTATTCGATCAGTAAGTAACACCCACATGGAAGTGACACTGATCAATGGGGTGACTATCTATGTCGCTGGTGCGGATAAGCCGGATAACCTACGTGGATTAAAACTGTACTTTGTTGTTCTTGATGAAATAAAAGATTTCAAGCCTGATGTTTGGCCTATGGTAATACGCCCTGCGCTTACGGATATGAAGGGTGGGGCAATGTTTATTGGAACACCTGAACCAGGTGACAACCAGTTTAATGACTTGTTCGATTATGCCGAAAGCGGAGTGGACAAGGACTGGGCTGCTACGCTATTGACCACTTATGACAATGAAACGATTGATCGGGATGAAATAGAGACTGCAAAACGCACCCTATCTACAGCGGTATTTGAGCAAGAATATATGGCCAACAGGTTTACATCCGGGGCCAATTTATTAAAGATGGAATGGTTTAAGCATGGCCCTGACCCAATAGAAGGGGATTATTACATAACTATTGACCCAGCGGGATTTGAAAGCGTAATTGACCCGAAAAAGAAAAAACATCTTGATAATTTTGCAATTGCGATAGTAAAAGTTACCCCTACTGGCAAATGGTGGGTACATAAGATAGATTATGGTCGGTGGGACGTCAGGGAAGCGTCCGTTCGTGTGATGATGGCCATCCGTACATTTAAGCCACTGAGTATTGGAATAGAGCGTGGATCGTTGGCAAGGGCGTTTCTTCCCTACTTTACAGACTTGATGCGCAAGAACAACATGATTTACCCAAACATCAAGCCAATTTCAACAAGTGGGTCATCAAAGATCAATAGGATATCATACGCGCTTCAGGGGATGATGGAACATGGCCGAATAGAGTTCAACGTGAATGAGAATTGGGATCAGTTCAGACGAGAAATGATTGCATTCCCCTCACCTCGTACTCACGATGACCTTTTGGATTCCTTATCAATGATTGCGCACCTGGTTACCGTCCCATATGGCGGAAATCGCAATAACGATGACTACAATTACATTGTGATGGATGAAATATGTGGATTTTAGTCCAATTTACCGTATTTTCAAAGTAGGACAATAACCAATGGCAAATATCATAATCAATCGCAATGACCCTCAGATACTTGACGACGTTGATCAAGACGAAGTAGTTAGTAAGTTTTACAAACTGACGGATGGCGATGAAAAGCTGATGTCGTTTGTTTTGGAACAGACTGACTCATGGCGGGAATATAGGAACGCCAACTATTTAGATAACTGGCTGAAGTATGAGCGAATTTGGCGAGGAGAATGGAGTGCTTCTGACAAGTTACGCAAAAGTGAACGCAGTAGGATAATATCACCTGCCACACAACAGGCCGTGGAAACAAGACATGCTGAAATAATGGAAGCTATTTTTGGCCAAGGTGAGTTTTTCGATATTGTTGACGATATTGACGATCAGAATGGCCCCATGGATGTAGCCAAGATTAAGGCGCTGCTGGCAGAGGACTTTAAGCGGGACAAAATTCGCAAATCGTTTGATCAGATCACCCTGATGGGTGAAATATATGGAACAATGATTGGCGAAATAGTAATTGGGGAGGAAGATATTTATACCCCGATGGAAATCCCTTTAGGCAATGACAAGTTTGCACATGGCACAACACCGGGGAAAAGGACGTTTGTTAAACTCAACCCAGTAAACCCTAAGAATTTCCTATTTGACCCGAATGGTACTGAGATCAACAACTGTCTTGGGTGCGCGATAGAGAAGTACGTGTCCATCCACACCATTAAACAGGGAATAAAAAACGGAAAGTATCTAAACGTAGATATTGAGGCGACTTACTCCCAGAGCGAGAAGGAGGAGTTGGTAGAAGCCGTAGCCTTTGATAAGAATAAAGGGCTTTTGCTCACATACTACGGTCTTGTGCCAAGAGAGTATCTGACGAACGGTGAGGGGGATGTTGCCGATTCGGACGACTATTCCGATATGGTCGAGGCAATTGTGGTTATTGCCAATGGTGGGTTATTGCTGAAGCGTGAAGAATCGCCCTATATGATGAAGGACCGGCCGGTCCTTACTGCGCAATCCGATACCGTACCAAATCGGATCTTGGGCAGAGGGACAGTTGAGAAAGCGTTTAATATGCAGTCGGGAATAGATGGGTCAATGCGCTCACATTTGGACTCGCTTGCTTTGACCAATGCGCCAATGTTCGGCATCGACTCAACAAGGTTCCCAAGAGGAAAGACATTTGAGGCATACCCAGGTAACACGTTTTTTACCACTGGCCCAGCCGATGAAATTATAAAAAGAATAGACCTTGGCGTAACGGACAATAATGCGCTGGTCGCGAGTAAGGAATTTGAGCGAATGCTGCTCATGGCCACTGGTACAATTGACTCAGCTGGCTCACCTTCACAGGTGTCCAGAGATGGCGATATGGATATGGCTACAGCCACCATGATCAAGAAATACAAACGGGTACTCGTTAATTTTCAGGAAGACTTCTTGATTCCGTTTATCAATAAGTCGATCTGGCGACGGATGCAATATGACGCAGCGCGGTATCCATCGGTAGACGTTACGTTTATTCCTACAGGTACGCTTGGGATAATTGCAAGAGAACATGAACAAAAGCAGATAGCATTCCTGATTCAGACACTTGGTGCGCAATCCCCACTCACCCCAGTATTAATGAAAGGCATATTGCATAATTCCTCACACCCTCAGCGGGAGGAGCTAATTGCCCAATTGGGCGAAGCAATGAAGCCTGACCCGGCAACGGCGCAGGCGGAGCAACAGAAAGCGCAGGGAGAGGCAGCGTTAAATGAAGCGAAGATTGCGAAAATTGCAGCGGAGATAAAGAATATTGAGCAGGATACAATCGACGCACCATCAATCGCAAAAGCCAAGTTGATTGCGGCACTATCAACGAATCTTCAAAACGGAGAAGAGGACAAAGACTTTGACAGACGATACAAGATATCCAAATTGATGCTTGAGGAAAAAGCCATTGATAACACACGCGATATTTCAGAAAACCAACTACTTTCCAGTATGAACAAGGGACAACCAAATGAATAAGGAACTTGAGGACTATTATGTCGAGCGATTCAAAATGTTTGAGACAAAAGGCTGGAAAGACCTGATGGAAGATCTTCGGAGAGCAGCAGATTCAACTAACCGATTGGATGGGGTGACTGTGGACACCCTTATGTTCAAACAAGGCGAACTGAGTGTGTTACGTTGGATGTTGTCGATGAAGGAGATGAGCGAGACAGTATTCGATGAATTGACTACGCCCAAGGATGAGCCAGAGGAATAGGGCAATGAGGATAATGCTTGATTTTGCATGTAAGTCTTGTGGAACAGTGAAAGAGAAGTTCATCAATCACAAGGAGAAGGTGGTTGATTGCGAGTGCGGAGGAAAGGCGATGCGAATTATATCTACCCCCACAATACGACTTGATGGAACATCCGGACACTTTCCATCGGCCCATGATAAGTGGGCAACGATTCGAGAAAAGCACGCAAGGCGGAACGCTGCGAAACGACAAAGGGAAGGTGCCAATGAGTAGTTGACAATCGCGTAGTATAGTGGTAGAAGAATAACATCTCCTCCATAAGCCATTTGGCCGGAGGATTATTTAAATTCCTATAACCCAAGATGGGCAGGAGAACGAAAGTGGTTGAAATAGTAGATGATCTTTATGAAGCTGGTGACGAATCCGAGGCAGTTGATAACCAACTACAACCAAGCGAACCCGTTATTACGCCAGAAGCTCCACCTGTAGATGACGTACCTGAGAAATACAAAGGTAAAGCAATCCAAGACGTCATCAAGATGCACCAAGAGGCGGAAAGACTCGCCAGTAGGCACGCTCAAGAGGTGGGGGAAGTTAGGAAGCTGGCAGACCAGTTAATAAAATCACAAATTTCACAACCGCCTGAAAAAGAACCTGACGATAAGTTGGACTTTTTTGATAACCCAGAAGAGGCTGTTCGTAGATCTATTGAAAGTAATCCAATCGTCAAAGCCACGCAAGAATACGCACTGCTTGCACAGAGAGCACAAATCAAGCGGGAATTTGACGAACTTCATCCAGACGCAGGTCAGATAGTAAAAGACCCTGCGTTCAATGAGTGGGTTACAGCAAGCAAGATCCGAACAGCCTTGTACAAACAGGCCGTCGATTATGACCTCGACGCAGGGCACGAACTGTTTTCCACATTCAAGCAATTGAGAAAGGTTGCCGCAAATAGCAGCAGAGCGGATACAAGTGAGGCAGATAGAGAATCTCGATCTTCTGCAATACGTGCAGCCTCAGTTGACGTAGGTGGAGCTGGAGAAACAACGAAGAAGCGATTTAGTCGGCAGAGTTTAATCAGAATGCAAATCACAGATCCGGCAAAGTACGAGGCCAATCAGGACGAAATAGCGTTGGCGTATCGGGAAGGCCGGGTATACTAATTGATTATAGGAGTTAAATAATATGGCATTAGGATCAGGTCACCAAACCACCACAACGGATTCGGCGTTTATTGCCGAGCAATGGAGTGACGAGGTAATTGCAGCAAAGGAAAAGAAACTAGCCCTTGCTCGCCTTGTCACCAATATCTCATTTGTTGGTAAAAAATACGACACTTTGCATATCCCAGTGCCAGGTAGAGGAAATGCGTCACAAAAGTTAGCGAACACTCAAGTAACACTGGTTACGGATACCGCTGCTGACGTTGCTGTGCTCATTGACCAACATTGGGAATATTCAAAGATGTATGAGGATATTTCGCAACTTCAGGCAAAATCGTCAATGCGGCGATTCTATACAGAAGACGCGGGGTATGCCTTGGCGAGAAAAATAGACCAAGCCCTTCACCTATTGGGCGCTGGTCTAAACGGAGGAAGTATTGCTGGAGCAACCAACCTTTATGAAACTGCCGTAATTGGTGGTGACGGCGTGACCGCATTTTCAGGGTCAGGCAACAACGGTACGGCTCTGACGGATGCCGGTTTACGCAAGGCAATTCAATTTCTTGAGGATAATGAATACGCCACGGATGAACTGTCATTCGTAATCCCACCTGTCGAAGCTTCGGTCATCCGGGGAATTGACAGGTTCACGCAGGACGCATTTAGGGGCGATGGTACTACGCTGGTCACAGGTCGAATCGGTAATCTATATGGCGTCGAGGTGATCGGGACCTCGAATTGTCCATGGATTCACCGAAATAGTGTGACGAGTACGCAGTCTGTAACCTTTACGTCAGCCGCGCCAACTGGTGCGTCATTTGTTGACGAATTCGGTCTTACTGTGGACTGGGCAACATCGTCCCCAACTGACACAAAGTACCGTGCCTGTTTACTGCTGCACAAAGACGCCCTTGCGTTAGCCACGCAGCAAAAGGTGCGAACTCAGTCTCAATACAAACAAGAATATCTGGGAACATTGGTTACGGCAGATACCGTGTTTGGCACAAAAGAGCTGCGTGACTATGCTGGTGTTGCTATAATTGTACCTGCATAATAGGTAAAGTGTTGCTGTAGGCTGACTGATATTCTCAATCGGCCTACAGTAAATAAAAGCAAAACGGTGGATAATATGGCAACATTTAGATGTAAGCGATCAGGAAATCTTGTATCATTTGTCAACGAAGGTGATATCCAAGGATTAAGGACGCACGAGGGGTACGAAGAAGTATTAGAAAACGAGAAGCCTGCTAAAATTTCAGAAAACGATCAGCTGCAAACTCTTACAGCAAAACGAAAATACACAAAGCATAATTGCGATGTTGCGCCTTACCGCCCAGTTACAGTCACCGCTCTCCCCATAACTGAGGAATAATCTATGCCACAACCCGAAGGAATGCTTACGGGAGCTGCTTCTCCTGGAAGAAGTCCTTACAATGGCGAAATAAAAGTAGAGAATGACATTGTGCCTGTCAAAGATGGGGTATTGACCTATGAAGGCAATACAATGTTTGTTTCGGATGACGGGACGATGGTGGTTACACCAGAAAGAGCGCTGATTGGGTACATAGAGAATGGTGAGCTGAAAGAAACAAACCCTGCTCATGAGGAAATGCTTAGACAAAAAGGAGTCCTCGAACAATGAGTTGGGTAAGCGAGCGATACAAGGATGCCAGAGAAAGCGTAAGTAGCGCATCGGACAGCATTGGAAATGCAACTGGGAACTTGGTAGGTAAGATCCCCGGAAACGAGAACGACTGGAAACGGGTCGCAAAGGTGGGCGTAGCCGCGACCGGTGTATATTTTGCTGCCCCTTATGTGGCATCTACGTTAGCGGCTGGCGCTACTGCTGCTGGCACTGCCGGGTCATATGTTAACGCAGCAGGTCAGTTGGTGTCGTCATCGGTACCAAGCCTTGGCGCATTAGGCGCAGGTGGTGTTACCGGCGCTGGTGGCATGGTTGGCGCACTTGGTGGATGGGGCAATATTGCAGCGACTGGCGCAATGGTCGGCGGAGGACTATTATCCGCAAACAGCGCGAAGGACGCATCCAAATCACTGGCGAACTCGCAAATTGAAGCTGCCCGTATTGCTGCGGACGCTGCCAAGTTTAGACCTGTTGGTGTAACAACCCGTTATGGGTCATCAAAGTTTGACATGGATCAGAACGGCAATATCATTAGTGCCGGATACAGCCCATCGCAGCAAACAAAATCCCTACAAGACAGATTGACTCCAATGATTGATTCAGGGATGGCGCAGTTCAATAGGTCTCCTACTGACAATATTGGACTATTCAATGGCGGGCAGCGAGCTATGTCATTAGGGAATAGCTATATGAGTACCTCGCCACAGGATCAAGCAAGAAAGTACATGGAAGATCAGATGGCGCTCATTAATCCGTCAAGGGAGAGAAGCCTCGCTGAGTTAATATCCACGTTGCAGGGACAGGGCAGGCAGGGGCTTGCTGTAGGTGGTACAACAGATGGCGGATTTAGGCCATCCAACCCAGAGATGGACGCCTATTATAATGCCCAACGGATGCAGGACTTACAGTTGGCAGCAGACTCCACAGCGGGAGGCATGGATTATTCCAAATTTGGCGTAGACATGACGACCGCTGGTGGAAACATGATGTCGAATTACTACAATAACCAAACCAATTCGTTTTCCCCCTACAATACCGCATTAGGTGGCCAAGTAAAACTTGAAGGACTTGCTCAGAATGCCATGGATATGGGTATAGATATAGGCGCAAAAGGGACTGCGGCAAGAGATCGGTCAGGGCAGCTATTAGCTGCCGGAACAACGGATGCAGCTAACTCGATGTACCAATCTAACGCGTATAACCCATACGCATACGGATTGGGCATGTTGGGGTCAACCCTTGGTAAAAATTACGATATGAGGACCAAGGCTGACGCTGAAGCGCAAGCAAGGGCTAAGTGGGGGTAATATGGCAAATGGTGGAATGATACCTTCAATGATCGGAAGAAGCCCCTACGAGGCAGACCGTGAGCAATTTCGGTCTTCCCAACAAGATGCCTTAGAGCTTGCTAAACTTGATCCACTCAGTGCGTCAAAATATATGATGGGAATGGCGGGTGCAGGGTTTGCCAGACCTGTTGCAAATATGCTTGGATTAGAAAACCCAGATGTATCAGAAGCAGAACAGGTTAGTTTTATCCAGAGGGAAATTGACCACTCTACCCCAGAAGGGTTACTGAAAGGCGCAGAAAGGTTCAATAGTGTTGGGAATACCAAGATGGCTGTTGCATATACTCAAGCCGCTCAGATGAGACAGGACCAACTCGTAAAAAATAAATTAACCGCGGCAAAGACAGACAACGAGCTGAAGATACCTGGTTGGAAACATGATGAAAAAATGCAATCCCTTGAAAACACTGCCGCCATACGAGAGGCTTCTGCCGCAAACACTGCGCAAAGTATTGCTGCAAGAGCACAGGCGGCAAAGGATCGTAATGCGTTAATGGAGAGGATGAATAATGCAGATAATGACAGAATGACACAACTGGAGGAGATGAGAATCGGTGCCAAAAAAGAAGCAGAAAAGCAAAAATTAAGCGGAAAATTAGAAGTCGATTGGGCTAAGAGAAATACACGTATTGAGGCGATGGATGGCCTTTCTTCTGAGGTATTTGGTAAAATTAAATCGCTTGTGAAAGAGCCTGGGTTTAGTAACCTGGTTCATCCAATAGAGCAGGGCTATAAGTATGCGCCCGGTGATACCCAACGAGCCAATGATTTGCTGTCAGAAATACAGCAAACGTTGAAAAAGGTAGGTGTCTCGGACATAAAAACCCTACTCGGTGGATCTGTGGGCACAATGACATTACAGGAATGGCCAATTGCGGCAGATTCTATTGCTAACGTAAAGGCGGGTCGAGGTGCGAAATTCACAGTTCGCCAGTTAAACAAAGTAGCAGAACACTTGGTAAACGGCGTAAATGACGAAATAGACAGATACAACGAGCACTTTGGTAAAACAAAAGGATTCAAGGAGAGGGTTGTGTGGGAGCCAATTACGGAAGCCGATATTGGTGCATCTCGCAATGATCCAGCGGTACTCAGTAGTCCACCAATGGGGAAAGTTAGAAATTTTAGGCCAAAGGGTGAGTAGATATGCCAAAAATTGCAGAATATGAAGCGCCCGATGGCCGTATCTTTGAAATGGAAGTCGATGATGACGTAACACTCGAACAGGCCCAACAGATGGGCGACGAGCAGTATAGGCAATACCTCAAGTCGCAGCCCTCTGATGGAACAGACGAACTTGCGAAACATGACGCAAGAATGAAAAAGGAATATGAGGAATCTGGTGCAGGGATGGTACTTGAGCCAATCTTGCGAATGGGTTCTGAAATTGCGGCAACGGGTATCGGTGGAATTGCCGGCATTGGTGAAATTGTTCGTCAGGCGTTGCCGGGTGGGCAATCAGATGGAGAAGCCCCTGCCAGAGTACAACAGGCCGTAAGGGACAAAATAGTACTTCCTCCGTTATCTGATATCGGAACATCGCCCTACAATCCAATAAACGCCGCACAGAATGCGCTCTCCTATGCCGCTACCCTTGGCGGTGGAACAGACCTTATTGCCGAGAGTATCAGAGGAGAGAACCCTGGGCCACTACGTGACGCCACAGCGAATTTTGTGGGTGCTGCTGCACCTGCCGCAATAGGCTTTGGTGTACCTTATGCGGCAGGTAAAGCGAGGCCATATGCGAGCAATATTGTAGGTAAAATCATGGAACCGCACCTTAACCGCGCAACGGCAATTACAAAGCGTGCTATGGGAGATAATCCAACTGCTATTCAGAACATAAGAGATTATGCGGCTACGGGAAGAAATGACATCACTGCATCGCAGGCCGCTGGCCCAACTCAAAGCAGAGCATTTCCTGCGTTAGAGGAAACTGTATCGCGGCATCCTGATTTTGTTGATAGCTACGGAAATATGCGACTCGCTCAAGAGGGATGGCGCAGAGGTCTTGTTGACAAGTTAGCAGGAGGCCGTACACAAGAAGGCTCAATAACTGCACAAGGTGCGCAGAATGCAGCACTAAACGCAAAGCTCGACCCAGTTCGTCAGGATATAATGGATCGAGCAAACGCGCACGTTCCCATCATGAAAGCCAATAATGAAAAAATAACTACCTTGAAAGAAGTCGGCGCATCAAAGAAAGTGATTGACTTGGTAACACGTGAGCTGGGAAAGAACGTTCCACCAAATGCGATTACGGCAAAGCCATTTTTAGAGCAAATTAGCAGGACAAAAGGCGAGTTCTCGCCAAGTATTCGCCCACATGTGGAAGCAGTACTGAATGACCTTGGTGGAAGAATATCCGCAGCCGAGAAAGCAAATGGTGGGTACCTGACAGCACAGGATATACATCAGCTACGGCAAGCTGGCATAAGTGATGCAATTGAGACAGCAATGAAGGGCGCGGATACCAAAGTAAAAGGTGACGTTTCCAGAGCACTGCGTAAATTCAAGCCACTCAGCGATGATGTAATCAATAAAGCAACTGGTACAAAAGAATGGTCAGACTACCTCCGAAATTTCGCAAAAGGCAAGCGAGTAATTGAGAAAATGGAAATTGCTCAGAAAATGCAAAAAGCGTCTGACAAGAACCTAGCTGATTTTGGACGAGGGGATTCACCAGATACACTTGAATCTGTATTTGGCCCGGGCAATAACAGCCATGACCTTGGTAAAAAGATGGGAAGACAGGCCGAGGCGTATAGGGAAATTACTCGCCAGTTGGATAGAGATTCGATGCTGTCAGGGTATGCCAAGGAAGGGGACATTGCAGCAACTCAGATCTTAGCGGAAGGTGGACATTGGCCACGTATTCCAAATATGCTAAAGCCTGGCATAGCCCTAACCAATGCGGCAGGAGACATAATAAAGACCGGAATCAATAAGAGAATACATCAAGATATCGGACGTGCCATGTTGACACCTCAGGCTCTACTGGATTTATGGGATAGGGCACCTTACCTATCACCTACGGCCGAAATGCTGCTGAATCCAACTTCCAATACAGTCCTTACTCAGGGTGGCCTAATGTCAGGAGATAATAACAGATGACGTTTCTTCAAATGGTTAATAACATATTGGTTAGGCTTGGTGAAGACCAAGTGTCGTCTGTGGACTCGACCAAGTATTCAAAAATTGTTGGGATATTCATCAACGACACAATGCGAGAAATAGAAAATACATGGCATTGGCGAGTACTGCATCAGACATTGGGGTTCACCACGGCAAACATGACTGATGTGTATCTACTTCCCAACTCAGGGATACGTCAACGGTTTACTGAAGTATACAATAGCTCACAGTATGCGGCATTGCAGAGTAGGCCATTATCATGGATTACAAGTCAGACAATGATTGCACCTGCCATATTTGGAAGACCTTTGTATTATGCGTGGAGCGGCACCAATGGGACAGACAGTTATATAAAGTTGTCGCCTGTTCCCGATGGGGAATATCTATTATTCGTGAACGCATATATCAATTCTGGTGATATGGTGGGCAATAATGATACGCCAAAAGTAGATCCGCATTTGATATTACTTGGTGCGCACGCAAGAGCCGCACTGGAAAGAGGAGAAGATACTGGAATGAGTAGTTCTGAATTATACCAGCTATTTAGGTCAAGTTTATCCGATGCCGTCGCAATGGAGGCCGATGGTCTACAGATGGTGCCTGTATAATGCAGCCGATCCTAACCTTCTCTATCGACAAGCCAGGATATGCCGGAGTAAATACCAGCGATAGTCCGGTGGGCATGGACGCGCAATTTGCGCTTACTGCCATCAATTGCGTAATAGATCAATCTGGTAGAACTTGTGCAAGGAAGGGGGTTGTCAGAGTAAGTAGCAACACGAATGCGCAACTTGGTCAAAGTAATATAGAGGCACTTGGGGAACTAATTTCAATAGATGGGGAAAGGACGATTCTTGCAGCAGGGGCGAATAATCTTTTCAAGTTATCAGGAAGCTCGATTGTCACGCTTACTTACGGTGGAGGTGGGGCAGCGCCAACAATCACAGGTAACAATTGGCAACTGGTAAGTCTTGCGGGATCGGCAGTATTCTTCCAACTAGGTCATGACCCACTGTTGTTCGACCCTGCATTATCTACAACGACCTATCGGCGGCTAAGTGAGCACCCAAGCTACACTGGTACCGTACCTCTGGCAAATTGTGCAATCAGTGCCTATGGGCGGATCTGGTGCGCTGACACAACCACGAACCGAATGACAGTTACCTGGTGCGACAGCATGATCAAGCACAAGTGGACAGCGGGTACTGCTGGTTACCTTGATCTGCAAGGGGTGTGGCCAAATGGATCAGATCGAATTGTGGCCCTTGCGTCCCATAACAACTTTCTGATTATCTTTGGTGCACGACAAATATTAATATATCAGGGAGCGAACAATCCATCAACGATGGCCCTATACGATGTCATTGCGGGGATAGGTTGCGCGGGAAGAGATACAATTCAGAATACAGAAGACGATTTGATCTTTCTATCAGATAGTGGAGTAAGATCACTTGAGCGTACAATTCAGGAAAAATCCGCCCCTGTTGGTGACATCAGTGCAAATGTTTGGAACGACATACGTGGTTACATAGGTAGTCAATCTTCCTCATCCAGAATAAAGTCTGCCTATTCGCAGGTGGATGCTTTTTACTTACTGTCATTCCCTGACTCACTTATTGGCTTTTGTTTCAATACCAGAATCAAGTTGGAGAATGGCGCACTACGCGCAACCACTTGGATAGATAACCCCGCGTATGCTTTTCTTTATACGGACGAAAGAGAGTTATACATGGGCAAAGCGGGGTATATTGGCAAATACAATGGTTATTCCGATGATGGCGCAGGTTACCGAATTAGTTATCTTTCGCCATGGCTCGATCTTGGAAATGATCAGCGTGTTTCATTGATTAAGCAGGTATCGGCTATCGTGATAGGTGAGGTAGACCAGCCAATGATACTTAGTGTCCGGTTCGATTTTGACAGTACTCCTACTACAGCGTTCGTTCTGGGACTAGGCGGCACATCGCCATCAGAATGGGGGGTTGCTGAATGGGGAATTGGCGAGTGGGGAGTAGGTATTGGGATATCAAACCTTCGTGCACCAATTCGCGGTTCCGGCAAAGTCGTACAGATTGGAATAGATGTTGACATAAATGGAAATAATGTATCCATTCAGCAAGTCGGCATTCAGGCAAAAAACGGGAAATACTAATATGGCGATTTATACTAAAACTACTGATTTCGCAGCAAAAGATTCACTGACTTTAGGTGACCCCCTAAAGAGGGCAAGGGGAACTGAGGTAGATACAGAATTCGTTAACATTGCGACGGCGATTGAGACTCTTAACACAGGCAAAGCAGACACCGCTGGTTCAGCCACTAACGCATTCTCGGCAATTACCGCAGTAGCAGGCACCAATACTACTCAGGTCGCTACTACGGCTTTTGTACAGGCAACCGTTGGTATTGGCTTCAAAAACAAAATCATCGGCGGTGACTTCACCATCAACCCGTGGCAACGTGGTACAAGCTTTCCTGCAATAGCCTCCAATGCTTATTTCGCAGACAGGTGGCTGGTGGCATATTCTACAACTGCCGTAGTTACAGCTTCAAAGGTAGCAGATGCCCCTACCGCAGCACAGGCTGGAATTTTTACTCAGCACTGTTTAAGTTTAGCAGTCACTACTGCCGATACCTCGATTGCTGCTACCGACCAGTTCAGACTTCGTTATATCGTCGAAGGGCTAAACGCAGTCTCCTTTGGCTTTGGGCAAGCAGGCAGCCGGAGCGTCACCCTTTCTTTCTGGGTTAAAGGAACCAAGACTGGGATTCATTGTGTTGCATTTAGGAACGGCGCTCAAGATAGGGTTTACGTCGCTGAATACACCATTGCTACCACTAACACTTGGGAATACAAGACCATCACAATCCCGGTTGATACAGCAGGTACATGGCTGTATAACAATAGTAACGGTTTGAATATAGATTTTGCTCTTGCGATGGGAACAAACTTCCACACCACAGCAAACACATGGGCCGCTGGCACAGGTGGTGTCCTTGCAACAGCAAACCAAGTCAACGCTCTGGATTCTACTGCCAACACCTTCAAAATAGCCTTGGTGCAACTAGAGGCTGGCTCGGTTGCTACGAAATTTGATGTGCGGAGTGTTGATCAGGAGAAGGCAATGTGTCAGAGGTATTACCAGATAATCGGGGATTCATCCACTAATAGTGTCGGGATAACTGCTTACGCAAGTGCAGCCAACGAGCAATATTATCACACAATACGATACATGGTAGAGATGAGGGCTGTGCCATACGTTGACATAGGTACATTCGTTGTGAATAACACTGATCAACCAAATTTTTTAGGAGCTGGTGTTAACTCTATTACGCTTTCGGTTACGTCACTCGCTGCGGGGGGTATGGGCGCTCGCTCAGCTGGTCTTGCGCGCCCTATTCAACTAACGGCGGAGCTATAAAATCACGACCCGTAAACTAAACCAAAGTTCAGCAAGTCGGCATTCAGGCAAAAAACGGGAAATACCAATATGGCGATTTATACTAAAGCTACTGATTTCGCAGCAAAAGATTCACTGATTACAGGTGACCCCCTAAAGAGGGCAAGGGGAACTGAGGTAGATACAGAATTCGTTAACATTGCGACGGCAATCAACGCTTCTCATGAAAAACTTTCACGTTGGGTTGATGTGGAAGACTTCGGTGCAGTTGGCGATGGAATTGTTGATGATTCGTCAGCAATTGCGGCAGCCTTTGCTGCCTCAAGTAGAATCCGCTTCACCAGTGGTAAGTCATATTTGATGAACAGCGCAGTGACAAAAATCAGCAATAGTGTTCAAGTTGATTTCGGAAACGCTACCATTATCAACGGTGGCGCGGGGTTCTTATTTAACTTTGGTGCAACTGCCAACACCCCACAAAACCGTGGCCTTGTGATTAATGGTGGCTACTTTATTCAGTCAGCCCCGGCCACGACCTCTAACCTCAATTATCTTCGTGTGGCTGGCTTCAGTGACTTTATTATCACTGGCTGCAATATGAAGAACGTTAGCAACGGAGGGATATACATCGAGGCCGGATGCGAGAACGGAATTATTGACGGAGTTACCGTTAGCGGGAAGTCTGGGTATTCCACTTGCCGGGGTATTTGGCTCAATGGTGCGACTGCCAGCGATTACGCCGCTCAGTTGGTAGACATTACAAGTATTACCCGCAATGCCACGGTGCTTCCAGTGTACGCGGTTAAGAATATCCGAGTTATAAACTGCTCCGTTGTGTTAGCTGATTATGGTATATACAACATGAACACCCGCGACACTCACATAGAGAATTGCTATATCGATGTATCTGGCGGCGGAGCACGGTGCATTGCTGTCAATAACTATTCTCCAGGGGCCGTCATTAAAGGCAATACACTTAAATGTGACCAGTCTGCTACTGGGATTTTGGTGACGCAGTATAGCAATAACGTCATCATTAATGAGAATACCTTCCTCGGCTCATTCGGAGGTGGTCGAGATATATATGTAGCTTACTTAGCGGATTGCCAGATCACCAATAACCGATTTAACACCGACACGACGCAGAATATTTTGGTTGACATGGGAGGCACTGCTGTTATCACTGGTAATTACTTTAACCGCGCATCAGGTGTATCGGCATCGGTTCGGTGCGTTCTTATGACTACCATTGACGCTGCTGTCGCAGGTACAAGCACATACGGCAACTCTGCGCAAACTCTTCCTGGTCTAACATTTGCCAACAACGTTGTTAAGAATAGGCTGAGTGTTGTACATGTGCAGTCTAAAACTTCAACGAGTGGGAATATCCCAGGGTTAGACGTAGTGACTGTTCGTGATAATATACTGTACAACTTCGATTCGGCAACCACTGTGGATGAATATGGCATGAGAATAAGCGGGTCAGGTACAACATATAAGATTGCTTATGCTTACTTTGGTAATACTCTCTACCCGGCTGCAAGCGCAGGTCGTAATCAGGTAAACATTACAGGGACGGGAGTAACCGACATTCGTACAGACATACAATTGGCTGCCTTCCGATGCGTTAGCCCCTCAGGTGGAGGAGTTGTCAACATTGAATGTACCAAACTCTTCGGTGGTTATTTTGGTTGTTCGGGCACTACTACAGGAAGTCCGACAAATATGGCAACAATTTCTCCCCGTAGTTTGGGAGGAGGCGCGGGAGCCGCTGTTGCCAAACCTGTTGGAATCATAGATGTAAACGGCACATTTGCGTCCTACACTATAATCGCATCTGGCACAAACTTCAATATAAAGTTCTATGACTCTACTGGTGCCCTCATCAACCTAACCACGACAGCCGTGACATTCGATGTTATTATGTCCAGTCACGCAACTTGATCAAAAGAGCAATTGGAAAATTAGCCAATGAAAGCACCAAAATCTGAAACAGAGTCTTTCCACCAAGCTGCGCTTTTCAAGTGGAGGGATACGCAAGTTAACCGCTGGCCAGAGCTTGAGTGGATGCACCACATCGCAAACGGTGGCAGTCGTGGGGATGACGCACGAAGTAGAGCTATTCGTGGCGCACAAATGAAAGCGCAAGGAGTGAAGACGGGAATACCAGATGTATTCTTACCCGTGAAACGTGGCGCGTGTAGTGGACTGTATATTGAGCTTAAGAAGCCTTCGCTGAAACCAGTTCGTGCCTATAGTAAGGGCGGAGTAACCGAAGAACAGGCGGCGTTTGGAAAATTTGCCCAAACCCAAGGATTTCTATGGACTGTGTGCTATTCTTGGGAAGATGCCGCATCGGTGATTGTGAACTATCTGGCGACAGTGTAGTTAACCTTGGAGGATCAATGCACGACAAAGACCCTGGTATTTTCGAATTTATTCATCACATTGGGCCGTACGTCAGTACGATTTTTTTATCTTTGTGGGGCGGTATCGTTAACTATATTCAATCTGTAAGGAGAGGACGGATTTTCTCTTGGCGGGAATTGGCATTTGATTTAATCACATCGTCTTTCGCTGGCCTATTGACATATTATTTTTGTCTAACTGCTGGTATCAGTGATACAATGTCTGCCATACTTATCGCCATATCTGGCCACATGGGCACCCGCGCAATTTCTGGATTTGAGGCAATACACCGTCAAATATTCGGTAAGAACGGAGACAAAGAATGAAATTTATCGACAATATCAAACAGTCGCCGAAGATGCTATCTGTTCAATTGGGTACGCTTGGTGTAGGAGCCACTGGATTTCTTGTAGCCTCTCCAGATGCCGCTCTTCAGTTGTGGAACGCTATCCCAGATTCACTAAAGGCAATGATCCCCGTACAATATGTACCACTGGTTGGCGTATTGGTATCCCTACTATCCGTTGTATCCAGATTGATAAAGCAGAAAAATATACAAGCAACGGATGTCAAAAAATGATCACAGTGATGAAGCTGATCGACGATACGATCGCCAAGGAAGGCAATGGCCGCTACACAGATGACCCGAGTGATTCAGGTGGGCCTACACGATGGGGGATTACAAAAAAGACAGCCAGATTATATGGGTATACGGGCGACATGCGCGAACTGCCCAGAGGAAAGGCCGTTGATATATACATGGCAATGAATTGGGTCGAACCAGGATTCTCGAAAGTAGAGAGGTTTAGTCCCGAACTTGCCGCTGAAATGTTCGATTATGCTGCACCGACTGGAGCAGGTACAGTTATTAAAATGTTACAGCGATGCCTCAATGTCCTAAACTTGGACGGTGATTATTTTCCAGACATAAAGGTAGATGGCACCATTGGAGAAGTTACAACAATGTGCCTTGCTGCCTATACCAAGCGTCGGGGCGGAGAAGGAGTTCTTGTTCTTCGCGGTATGGTGAAATGCCTGTATGGAAATTACCTGATTGAGCTGGCAGAGCGTCGAGCAAAGGACGAGAAATTTATATACGGCTGGTTTAAAAATAGGGTACTTGGTTTATGACGATATACCGATTTGGTACAGATGTCCACCCGATAACCGGATACAGATTCGGTAGTGACGAGTGGACATCGTTAATCCAAGCGGAAATTGGTTCAGCTAATCAATCCATTCGGCAGGCAATAAAACCGAGCATCAAGAGTGCAATTAGATTGTACGATAGTACGGTGACAGCTCCTCCTCCCGCAGTGGTGAACAATGGGTGGATGTCTTTGTTGGATTCAGTACAGGGGACATTTGCCGGGGCAGGAACTACTCAGGTACAAACGTTTTCAGATTACAGTTGGTCAGCTCAGGCAACAGGTGCGCGTAAATCCGCACAGGCCGGGTACATTGATCCAGTGTATTTCGCCAATGCCCAGAACCACAAAGGCGCTGCAATTTTTGAAGTGTCGGCAGCTGGTGCTGTAGATTTTTACGTTGAGCGAGTGTTGGGTGAAACTGGCAGCATCAGTACAACAATAACCACGTTTGAGGTACTCACTGGCGGCGCAAGAAGCGGTACTCACTACTCACCAGTTTCGCAAGTAGTGACATTTTCAGACGGTGAAATAGGCTGGAAGAAAGTCACGGTTAACGTTACATCTATTCCAACCGGCTTCGGCATAATCGGACTCAAGCTGAGCAATTATATTCCAGACGGCACCGGCACTGCCCGAAATGAATACTGCTATATCTGGCTGCAAGGAACGGGCACTGTAGCAGGCGCCAAGCATCTTCTATCGTTAGGCGCGGGCGTTGAATCGAATGGCAATACAGCAGGGGACGGTAGCGCAGGTAATCCGTGGCGTAGCCCGTCCTATGCGGCTACTCAAATGGGCAACTCTGGTGGCGTGCTATATGTATCAGACGCTAACGGAGCTTATCAGGACTCTGGAGCAAATAAGTCTTCTACGGCATATGGTGGGTCGTTCATTTTTGAAAACTTATGCACCGTGACAAACCCTCTAATTGTTCTACCGAATCCGAGCAATACAGGGAGACCAGTGTTCGACAATGGACTCGGCAGGAACTACGTTGACTCGGGTGGCGCCACTCAGTATTCTGAATATCTTGGCAAAAAAGGCGGGATAATGTGCGGCAGATTCGCGTCGCATATTTGGATGGTCGGACTAGACTCGCTTCATGGAGGGATCGGAGCCTATCCAGATTACTATAACTACGTGCATCATATAGTTTTGTGGAAAGTGAAATCGCAGTGGGTAGCGGCGGAAGGCTCTAACGTGCACAACATCAAGTTTGATTCGTCCTATGATTGTATCTTTGATTCATGCTTCGCAACAGAGGCATACACGTATCAATCAACCGATGTTTCAATCTGGCCATCGGCCACAGCACCGTATCAGGGGACAGTAATACCCATGAATCTTAACGGCGCGATTCAGTCCTATCATAGTTACGGAATGAGAGTCATCGGATGCACTACCGATAATAGCGTTTATGGACTAATGCAAAAAAACGCGCCTGGTGGACAAGGTGTAAACGTCGGTTATTTTGGATATACAATAAAGCACTGTTTATTCAAGCGCGTAAAGGGGTGCGCAGTCTGGCTAACAAACGCTGGCGGCGGATCACCACCGACATTAAAAATAGTTGTGGGCTACTGCGTAAACGAGGGCAACGCGCGAAATGGCACAGGCGGTAAGGTCAACCTTGTCGGCATCTATATGGACGGGCCAGCAAGTGCCCAGTCTGACCGCATAGACGTTTATAATTGTATCACTCGATTGAATGGCTACATCGGAAACCTTGACGGCGATCACGTCCGATATTTTAACAACATCAGTGAGGAGTCATCTTTTCAGTGGGGCAGCCAGGGTAATGGCGCATTCCTTTCCCGCCTTGAATATGGTGATCACTGCCTATACGTGAACGGAACAAAAACGTGGAGGACTCACTTATATAACGGCCCGGTGAACTACACAACTCTAGCAGCGTGGCAATCTGTAAATAAGGTCGGCAGTGGGGTCACAGACGATCAAGTCTTAATGCAAGAACCGGATAAAAATTCAACCGAGACAGCTACCGTACCAGCGTACACAAACGCAGCGGCTTATGACTACCGTTGGACTAACGCGTTAGGCTATGCAGGCAAGCCTGTTGGTCTTGGGCACATGAAAGCAGGAGTGGACTGGTAATGGCAATAACAAGACAAACACCCGGTACATTGTTCGCATTCCCGTATGCTGGCGGCACCGAGAATGGTGCGAATTACTCAGCGGCAGTACCTGCCCCTGCGACAGTAGCTGCGGGGGATCTTTTGGTAATACGCGTGTCATACAAACCGCAATTATTTGGATCTGCGCCCCTCTGGCGAGACACTGTATCAACACCAGCAGGGTTTACGCTATTTAGTAGCCCGGCACATGGCGGCGGTTACGGGGATGTGCAGGCAAACGGTACAGGTAACGTCACCCATAAATTTTACTATAAAGTCGCTGCTGGCACAGAAGGCGGCACGAATATAACGGTAGACGTGGCAGGTCTGAATACCGGAAATGCTCAGATACTCAGATATTCAAACGCAACCGGATCGTGGGGCGTCACTGCATCGACAGGCGAAGTGTCAGCCGCCCCTGCTTCTACCGCATGGACGAATACGCTAACAGATGCGATTGGAATTACGTCTGGCGATCATATCTTAACTGGCCTGACATGCACCAGAGCAGCCAACAACCCTGACTTTAGTGCGCACACTATCTCGCAAACCGGATCGACTTTTGCCGCCGTTACCGAGGATTACGACATTCCTACTGGCTCCAGTAACGGCCTCGACGTAAGCGGCTATATGTGCCGTACAGAATGCACCGCCGGATCTGGCACAGTTGCGCCGACGATTGGCGCCACGTTGTTTAGCGCAACCGACCATTTTAGAGGCGTGACGTTCGTTGTCGTAATTAAAGAAACCACCGCTACTCTCAATGGCACGTTCCTATTGACCGACGATGTTACTGGAACATTCATTGGAACAGGCGAAGCCATCGTAAAAGGATTCAGTCTCCAACTGAGAGATACTGACAGTGACCTGCTGAAAACAAATTTGACAGGATTGATTGTTTCTGTAAGAACTGCATCCAACGCGACCAGTGTTATCGCAAACTTTACAACTGAGACAACCGATGGCACAGGTACACTCGTTGTCGATTTAGCCAGTGGGTTAGGTATAAGCGTCGGCGACTGGTTGTACCTTTCGATAGAAACATCGGATTTTTCCATAGTTAAAACATACCGACTACAAGTAGTCAGAACGAACCCTTAATAACGGAGGCACTACCCAATGGCACTTTCTACAGAACTTAAAGCCGGGCAAATGAATGCCTATATTGCAGCAATCGGCACCAGTGGCAAGCTGGTAGTTGTTAATTCCTCTGGTACAGCTCTGGGGACAATAACATTCGATGCAACGTGTGCGCCAACCACGGCAACAGACACGCTGACATTCTCTGGATTCCCTAAGACCGGCACCGGAGTTACGGCAGGCACCGCAGCAAGCGCAAAGTTAACAAAGGCAGATGGTACAATGGTGCGCGATGCGATAACCGTAGGTGTTGCAGGCAGTCAGGCGGCATTGATTCTGGACTCGCTTAGTATAACTACCACGCTCGTAATTAACTCTGCCGCAATCGGCCATTCGTGAGGGTATGAAATGTTTACAGCACAGGTAACAAGTGCAGATAACGCACTAAATGTTCCATCAAATGAAGGCGTAAGAATGGATGGCCCGTTTTCGTTTTATCTTGCGAATACCGCTGGCGCATCGCCAACGTTTGCTGGACAGCTTCAAATGAAGACGGGTTTCGGCAACTGGGTAATTATTCCAGATGCCAACTCAAGAACAACCCTTACGGGCAACACTGCGTTTATCGTAGATCTTGCTGCCGGAATGTACAGGGTGGCAGTAAGCAATATTGTGGGAACATGGGATATCGGCCTCGGCGAACTGCCATAGGTTTACATGCCCCTTTCTTTTCGATATTTGCTCAGTGCTGCTCTTAGGTCGTCTTGGGTCTCACCTTTGTCTGTAAGCATTGCGAGCTGTAGATAGTCTGCTGTATCCCGGCAGATTATCCTATGGCAAATCACTGGCTTATTCTGGCCCTGCCTGCGTAAACGGGCATTGAACTGGCAAAGTTGGGAATGCGACCAGGTTAGTCCAAACCACACGAGAATATTCCCGGCATCCTGAAGACCGTCTATTCCATGACCCATTGATGCAGGATGTCCTATCATCAGTCTGCAATTTCCACTTTTCCACCTACCCATTGCGTCAAGTAGCGATCTTTCTGTTTTGCAAGAAGTTAGGTTAATTGGGTTAATGTGTGCAAACTTCTTCATTATCCGCTCGGCGTCACTTCTGAACGAATATGCGCACAGTATCGGACTACCCGCGCTTTCTTCTATAATATCCTCCAGCGCCTTAATTTTTGCATCATGGATATCTTCATACGCCGGTTCATTTGGTGCGAGATACACTGCGCCATTGCTGAACTGGAACAACTTTGGAAGAAGGCCAACTTTGTTGATTACTTCTATACTCTCACCGCTATCCAGTTTCACAAATAGCTCACGCTCCAACATGTCGTACTTTTCCCTGACTTTTGCAGGGAGATCCACCTCGATATCATTAACTATTAAGTCAGGCAGAGGGTTGTGTTCGGCAGCAGTCATTTCCATGGTCATGTCTGCAATAAGCCGTTTAATTCTGTCTGGTGTATCTGGATACGGTACTTGATTGTACCCCTCGCTCCTGTAAAAATCGGTCATAAATTTAACCTTCGATGTACCTAACCTGGCGCCACCATCCAGCACTAAGTATTGGCCATGCAGATCTTTATACCCTTCTCCAGCAGGTGTTCCTGTTAATCCAGTCCTCCACTTGAAGTGGAAAAAGCTCTTCATTAATGATTCGACTCGCGCAGTACCGCTATTTTTACACAGTGACACCTCATCGAACGCTATCCCATCAATAGGCAACGGTTTACCCTTTTTGCGAAAATATACGTTGATTGTGTCATTGAGCCATCGGAGGTTTTCGTAATTTATCAAATAGATATCCGCTGGCTGCAAGAGGGCGCGAACACGCTGATCTTTTGACCCCATTACCATGGAAAATCGCAGGTGGCTGGTGTGGCTCCACTTCAGCGCTTCTTGTCTCCACACAAGCCGTGCCACTCGGATTGGAGCGACAACGATGACCGCGTTTAACTGTCCACTTCGTATGAGGTAAGCGATACTGGTCAACGTAATTACTGTTTTACCCAGTCCCATGTCCAACCACAGTGCGCTCCCTGGCCTAGAACACTGAAACTCTACAGCGGCGGCCTGGTAACCGCGCAATTTATCAACTGTTAGCATAACTTCCTCAATGAGTGATGGGTCAAGCAAGACATAGACATAGTTTCTCTACCTCTTGGGCATAGTAGTCGTAGTCAATGGGCTGATTTGCATCGGAGATATCATTGCATGGACAAACAGTCCAGTCTGAAACAATACCAATAGGTCTTTCGGCATCTGGTCTCTTGGGAAGTGGTGGCATGACCTTGGTAAGTTTCCCACCCGTGGTCGATACGTAGTACCGCTGAGTGTTCTCCAATTGCCGCTGATCGGGTAGCTTGTAGTTGTAGAATAGCCTGCTCGACTTTGGTATTACTGCGCACTTCATGAAATCGTAGATATCTGGCCAGTTTTCCAGTGTTTCCCGAATTGGTTTCCCATGAAGGAGTACCTGCTCTGCGACCTTTGCCACAACAAGCATCCCATGATCCTGGTGCCACCCTGGCGCATAATCATATGCACCTTTGCGCTTAATTGTCCCATCCTCATACACCGCAATATAGTTATTGACATCCCTGATGAACATTTTGGAATAATTGTTATTCTCCATTTTCAAATGTGTTAGTTTTTCCCACTGTGATACTGCGTAGTTTAATGCCGGTAGTACTTCCCGCTTGATGTACACGGTGATGCCGTCAGTGTTGGCCTGAATTACCTCAAGTCCTTCGATGAGGATTAATTTTTCGATAAGCAGGCACATTAGCATCTGGCCATTGAGTGTGATTTGACAGAAGGACAATGTGTCATAGAACACACTGTATTGTGAATTCATGTCACCGAATGCGCCGTTAGCTGCCAACTTATACACGCCATTTTCCGCTGTGCCCTTTTTGTACAAAGATCTTTGATGTTTGATATCGCGCCATATGTCACTAAATTCTTTAGGGTAGTGGGCTGGCCTGAACCCCTGAACAATCCCTGTAGTCGGGTAATACCCTTCAACATCGATGTCTACAATTAAACGATCTGCGTCGGATTCATAAATCCTGTTGTTGACGGATGCGTGTATTCCGCCCATCCCGAAGACATAGGTGAGACCGTCAACTGTTGCAGTCAAGTCCTTGAACACCCCTTTTGTCTCAGTAACTACCTGACCTCTTAGCCAATTGATTATTCTGGTGAATTCTGGATGATCGAATTTTATCCATTTAAGGATTGCGTCATTCAGCACAATCTCTTTCCTGATTGTTTGTTTTGGTGCTCTGCGTCCAGATGAATAATCGTAACAGGCTATACCAGCGGCCTCCAATCTTGACACAAAGAAGTCTTTACCTATTCCCACATCGCTGTGGTTGGAAAAATCTCTTCCGTACTTTTGGCTAAGCTCATTGCGAAACTCTAGTGCTTTCACGCTCGCTTTGTAGAACTGCTTGGTTGCATGGACGTCGTTTTCATTATATTGCTTGAGTACCTCAATCTGGGGCTTGGTCAGGCGCGTACCAAATGGAACAGGCATCGTGCATACATTGTCCAACTTCATTGCAAATTCCAACTTCTTCAGACTCGTGCGTCTTGATTTGTTGTCCATGTGATGTACACGCATGAGGTCAATTTGTTTTATGTATCTGGCATCAGGGTAAATAATGAACTTAAATTTCTCATTGTCATCAGCTTCAATTATGGCCATGGCAAGCCTGTATATATCACCAGGTGGCATTCCACGGTTACTCAATATCGCGTGCAGGACTATATAATCAAACCCTATGTTATTAAATCCGACCATTGAGTAATCGTTCTTTGCCAACCACTCACACCATTGGAAAAGGTCGGATGTATCATCTCGGAATTCACTAATTTCAAACATCCACTTAAATGGTGCGCAGGAGTGCTCCGCCGCCAACGTGAAACAGTTGGGGAAGGTTTCGATATCCCAGATAATTGACATTGTGTTTACCACTGTATCGAGTAAGGAAAGGAACAGGCCGGAAACTTTACTTAACCGGCCTGTTAGATAACTTAGATGAAACTTGGTCCATCGAACATTTCACTAAACTCTGATTTATTGGTAGATGCAACTTTACCAAAGGCACCAGACACATCTGGAGCAATTTCACCAAATGGCACATCGTCAGCACAAAACTGAATCGCTAATAAGTCGCAGCGTATTCCCTTTCCCCCTCTTTCCCCAGAGTTATCTTGCGCCCATGGTTGCACTGCAACATTCATCCTGCACCCACCATACATCTTTTTGGCAAGACTTTGGTATCGGCCCTCCATGGTAGAAATAGGTGTTCCGTCGGCCTGCATCAATTGTGGCTGTTGGCCACTGTGCGGCTTTTTGGTAAGACTTTGGTATATGTCATCCATGGTAGAAATAGGTGTCCCGTCAGACTGTATCATTTGCGGCTGGCGGATACTGTTTGCCACGATGAAGAATTTGCCCTCATATCCGTCATACACCTTGAACGTACTTGAGCTTATTTTTTCAGAACCATTGCCGTAGTTTCGTTGCTTGCGGTCGGCGTTAATCATCTTCATCACTTCCGGGGCAAGCTCTTTCCATTTAGCGACTGCCACATCGTTCACCGCCTTCATGAAGTTGGCAATGGTCTTTGCGTCTTCTACAGGATCCAGTATGAAATCTGCGGAATATTTCTTTACTGCGTCAGGTTTAGGGTTTTTTCCAGAAGCCTTGGGTTCAACTAGCCTAGGGAAAGACAATCGGACGTTTGGTAGGTATACAACAGTATTGTCGCTCATTACTAAATTCTCCATTTTTCAAATTAAGGTACTTGTTTTTTAATTACTCATTACAGCCATTCCGGAAGTGGGTCGACACTATTGAACAGCGCCTCACATGACCTACTACCCACTTCTTCTCTCTTATCATCACTATCTACAGCGATGATCTTCCCTGGTGACCAGATCACATAGTCATTTCGCAACATGTCTATCTGCTTCTTGGACAGTCTTGAAACACTACCGTCTGCTTTCTTCCATGAAATTCCTTCAGCCTGCGCTGGTGATAACAGCGTTTGCTTATAAATTTGAGTTTTTGGGATACCGAATTTTTTCAACTTGGTTGCCATCTCATCTTCTTCGTATTTCCAATCCCTTGACCCTTTGCCGTGAACCAGCTTTCGTCCTTCGATTACCTGCCCGCTGGCCAAGCGTCTTACTTCTTCCTTTTCCGCATCCGCAATCAATGATCTCAATAAGGGGCCAGCCAGTATTATTTCCCGCAATTGATCGTTTGTCAGGGATGACGCATCCTTCTTCGCAGCCTGATCTGTAATATCCGTTGCAGAGAATAAAATATTCACCTTACCAAACACATGGTTTGCAAACGCAGTACAACTACTATTTGTGGCACTGGGGCAATATTTGCACAAGTCCGACGGTACATAAGGCGCATCGTCCTCCTCACACGCCGCTGCCGCAGCTATGTACAGATTGCGTCTTTCCCACAACTCACCTAGTGGAATATCTATAGATGATATACCACTGGATGGCCCATCCGTGGTTCCCAACCTTGGTTGTACTATGGTAAGCCTGACAGTATTTACAAAAGGATAAGGATTATGGGTACGATAGAAATAATTTCGCATCGCCAGTAGCCCATAAATGTACAACTGGGCACACTCCACATCAACTTTTTCCCTACCATCCTTATAATCAATTACCTCCATCGTATCCTTCGATAAGATAATAACGTCTGCCGTACCACCCATGTCACCACGACCAAATACTGAGTCGCTATCCATCTTGACCTCGTGCTCCACCTCCGTTTGATCCTCGCCAAGTTCCGCAACACGGGAGGCAATGTAATCAAACGCTACGGCGACCCGCTCCGCTCTATCGACAGCAACAGTAAAAGTCCCTTCGTGGTCCTCAAATGTCATACCCAATGTACTTGTTGGATGAATCCTCTCCTTTCCGCAATATGCAAGTAACGTATGGGAGTGCGTTCCATCAATGCTGGCCGGATTACTGACACACTTAATCTCTCTATATTTCTTGTTGGCCTTGTATGATGCCGGGCATGTCATCAGTCTCTCAAAACCACTTGGCGACATCTCAGAGTGAGTATTTTCTGTCATTACTTGTCCCCTGACTGAGCAATCAGCTCTTCCACTTTATTATACACATTGAAGAAGTTGTCTGGCGTAACATCACTTACCCGGTTAAAGCCTAGCGACTGTATGATGCCTTCTATTTTCGAACCGCTGATTGGCCCGAGTTTTTTGTAAGCGGCCATGATGTATGCGGTCAATCCTGCCTTGTCTGAAAATGGGAGCGGGGCTACAGTAGGTACGCTTTCGACTACAGTAGGCACATCTATCATCATGGTGGGTTCGGGTTTTATAACAGGCGCGACCTCTGGTACGGCAGATGCAACAACTGGTTTATCGCAGATATCATTCCCTTTCTTTTTTGTAGCAACGGGGGGTGGTGTACTTTGTTTACTCACCAGTTGTTCCAATGCTGTGGCAATTCTTGAAAGGCTGTCTTCGATGCTCATTTTAATATCCTCTTGTTTGATGGTACGATTATCACCCGGTCTTCGACGAATGATTCTATTAATTCGCGTAACACTTGTGAACGATCTACTGGCAGCCGCATCACCTTCTGTACAAATAGGTCATATGTATCCTCTGTAACCCTCGTACCGAGGAAGCGATCATGTCGAATCTTCATTGTATTTACCTCACGTTTCACAAATGTTATTGAATTGTAGAACGGGATGATCTATATTGTCAACCCTCTACTCAAATAAAAAGGTATGTACGATGCTACTCGCCGCAAACAATGAACCAGTCGCCCTCTTTGACTCGTACACTTCTTTAGGTTGGCACCTTGTTCCAATCCCGCCTGGTCAAAAAGGCCCATCAACTAAAGGATGGAATGAGTCTGGAAACTGCATAACTGATTCAGGTCGAATTCCAGAAGGGTGGAACATCGGACTTGCTCACGCCTATAGTGGTACAGCAGCCATAGACATTGACGCACTGGATGATGCTACTGCGTACTTGGCTTCCCATGGGATTGACCTAAACGCGCTTCTTGGCGCACCAGATGCAGTCAGGATCGAATCAGGGCGAGAAGGCCGCACTAAACTATTATATAGCCTGCCATTTGGCCTTCCCATGGTGTCGAAGAAACTAATCGCTACCGCCCCAGATGGCACCAAGTACAACTTCATTGACTTCAGGTGCGCCACAGCCGGTGGTCTTACTGTACAAGATGTATTGCCGCCTTCAATCCATCCAGATACCAACCGTAGTTATGAATGGGGAGGAAATGGGAGGTTTGACAATCTGCCAACAATGCCACAAGCACTTGTTGAGCTATGGCACTCGCTGATCAGTCACACGGATGATGAATTGCCACCAAGCGATCCGAAGCTGATTGAGCTGGAGACTATTCGTAGTGCGCTGGAGTTCATTGATCCGAGCATATCGCGGGCAGAGTGGGTTCATGTGGGGATGGCACTGCATCACGCGGGGGAAGTGATTGGTGACAATGACGCGGCACTGATGTTATTCAACACTTGGTCAGCTAAGTCCAAAGATAAGTACAAAGGCGAGCGAGATATCCGCACGGTGTGGAGATCGTTCAAGTCGATGACGAATAGGGGAATCAGGATAGACACCCTATTTTATTACGCTCGTGAGAACGGGTGGGTGGCAACAGACGCATCAAAGTTATTCGGCAACATTAAGAGCATAGCTTGTCCAGCGACATTCCTTGGAAATTTCCAAACTGCACCAGCTCAACCCGTGTGCGATTTATCATTATTCCCCGAGATTATTGCAGCGCGGGCGCTTGAAGTAGCAACAATGGTTGGAAGTGACCCAGTTGTTCCATTGCTTGCCGCATTATCTTCCGTATGTGCGGCAGTGGATAGCAGAACCAAGTTAAGAGTTACCGAGTCTTGGACGGTGCCGCCAATTTTGTGGCTAATGACAATCGGCCTATCGTCTGACAAAAAATCACCAGGCAGTAAGCCACTGCACAGTATTTTATATGACATTCAAGAAGAGGATTTTCCACGGTATAGGGCTGAAGCACTCATATGGAAAGGCCACGAGGCCAAGCACGTATCCCAGATGAAAGCCTTCCAGCAATTCTATGGTTCGGCTGAAATGGAACTGTCCAACTCGCCGCCACCCTTTGTATCTGAGTTACCACCAGAACCAAAACAACTGAGACTAATCATCAACGATGCAACGAGCCAGAAGGTAATCCACTTGGCTGATGGTAGACCACGCGGGTTTTTACTGTTGCTCGACGAAATGGAAAACTGGCTAAAGCGCATCAACAGTCCACAGTCGGGAGAAGATAGGGGATGTTGGATTCAGGGGTATGAGACCGGCAGTTACACAATGGATAGGGTGACAACTGGAACAATCAGTGCGGAAAACCTTGCTGTAGTAATATACGGCAATATCCAACCAGATGTTTTCAAACGGCACATTGAACAAGGTAGCGCCGATGGCCTGATGCAGCGATTCCTGCCAGTAACCATAGACAGAGAAAAAACCACACTTTGGCAAGATGACACGCCCTCGTTTATGACAAGAAAAGGCGAATATGAGAAACTCATTAGATCAATTTTTAACCTTCCTCAAGTTGAGTACAGTTTGTCACCGGCAGCGAGAGAAATATTCCGAACCTTTTGCAAATGGTATCTTGAATTAAGACGCGCGGAAATAATAACGAAATCATCCAAGCATTACATGACAGCACTGGGTAAATCAGAAGGAACGTGTCTACGTTTGGCACTCGTGTTTCACATTATTCAGGCACCTTCCATAATGGCTATGCCTGGTGAAACAATGCAGCAGGCTGTTGACTGCATGATGAGGTTTTTTATCCCGTCGATGAAGTACGCTTTCAATGATGTAGCTTCAACAGAGTCAACTTTGGCGCGGTGGACGATTGACCACATTGTGCAGAATTCCGGGATACGTGACACAATCCGAATTGCTGACATAAAAAGATCGAGCAGACGACAGACCGAAAACATGGACAACAAAGACATCGACATGACATTGCAGTACATAATGGCCGATTTGTGTGATGCCGGATACGTGGCACAACTCCCACTCGATGGAAAAACTGCGAACTACGCAATAAACCCAAGACTTGCCAGTGAATTTGCCGAATATCGCGCTGCCGTAATTAAATCAAAAGCGCAAATTAAGGAAATCTTTGATGCTATCCCAAAGAAGAACCCTTCGGCAAAGAAAAGGGGGCCGTAGCCCCCCAGTTTTAATTTAGAATATTTGTTAAATTACTACCATCCCCATTGATTTACAATTGCGTCTGCGATTCCCTGATAGGTTTCGCTTCTGTCCCGCTTGCGTGTGGCTGACGGCGGCATTTTCCATATACGCTGCTCTCTGCCTTCTACAATATTTGACGGTACCAAAGGCGGCAAATTATGCAGGGCAAAACCCGTTTTTTTAGTTTCGCCGTGGCCATGCTGCCACGGTTGTACATAACAAACAGGCGCGTTTAGATGCTGGAAAATTACACTAACCGGGTTTTCAAGCGCCACCCTGTCACTGTGTTGCTTTGCTAATTTCCATAGTTGCATAGTCCAATCAATCGCCACCTTGCGCTTACCGTGCATTGACATATTGCGACCATACCAACGATTCCCGCTAACTGCCATTGCTGTGCAATCAGGATGCAGGATAATTAACCCCCATTGCCGGATTGGTATAACGTCCATAATGTCGCACTGAAAATGCCATGCCGGGTCGCCCCGCGTTGGTTGCAGGTCGCATGAGTACGCCTCAAAACCAGCGGTCCTGAAAGCGGTACATATTGTTTGGCTCTCTTCGCAACCAATGAGAACAGGTAATTTCATGATCTACCCTCCCATCAGTCAAACCTCAGTTAATTTAGTCCAGATACATCCATCTGGGCGAAATTCTGTAACCATCTTGGTAATCTCTGCCTCTGGTCCTAAGGATTTAGCCAGTTTCTTTGCCTGATATTTACTGAATCGGACACGATAGGGACTATTACGGGAATCAGGATAGACCAAATATTCAACTTTGGTTTTCTTAATTGGCCCTATTCTGTACGGTTTCCTACTCGACCCCACTCTATGTAATTTCATGATCGCCCCCATTTACTTTTGACGTTATCTCTATAAGGCCCACGCGTCATTACGATGTCACCAAGTAATGCGCCTTCGTGGAGTGTCTCGACAATTGGTTTCCATACGTGCTCATTGTTCCATACCACACACATTAGCCCGATGTCCGCGCTCGTTGTTACAGCGTCGTTTTTTAGCTCTACCCCCAAGAGTTCACAGTTTTTAATCCCAAGCATTCCATTAAAATCATTGTAATAAAAATCGAATGCGATAACACATGATTCGTTTACTGTCCTCATCCGAATGCGATTCGATTCTACTGTGCTCACCAAACTAAGCAGTTCAAATTTTGCATCCATTAAACTACTCAGTAGTATTTGAGGTGCTAATTCATCTTTGATTACATTGCCGCACACCTGGCACTCCACACCATCTTTGCGAGCAATGAACAAATTACAGCCACACATTCCACAATTATTTTCACCCATTTTGATCATCCTCATCCACTAAATCCATTAAATTCACTAAGTGTATAATATTCATATTGTGTATACCCATCATACAAGACACTGTAGCGAAGCCCGCCCCGACAACCACATTAAGAGTATTTCCATGATACAAATTAGCCGCTGACACTATCGTGTGACACACCGCAAGCAAAACCCATAGTGTCGATATTACATAATACTTTTTCATTTCACCTATCCTTACTGGATTCTGTAAAACTTTCCACACTCTGCGCACTCAATGCCGCCCCTGACCCTAATGCAGTCAATGCACCCGCAGTTATCACATTCGGCAGGCATATCCAGTGGTGCCGCATCGTTGATTGCGTCACGTTCACATTCGTAATCAAAGTTAATATCTTCGAATTCCTCATTATCTACGTCGTTCATTTTATTACCCCTCTAAAGTTTAGTTATGTGTCACAGTTGACCATTGGGCAGTGGTTTTACAGAAGTAAGCGCGTAGTCAGACGCGAAGCCATTCGACGGTGAAAACACCCACACCCCGTGAGTCCTTCCTGTTTCCGATTTAACGACCATCCCAATCTCGTCGTTGTTGAGAATTACGCGCTGCCCAATCATATAGTTCATGTATATCTCCATCTAAAGTTTAGTTGTGTGGCCGTGTCGTTCTGCCACGCTTTTAGGTTCTTCGTCCTTCTCCAGAGTTTTCTTGAAATACTTACACGCTGCCTCATGCCAGATCACTATTCCCTCTGGGCGCATAAAACCAGGTGCAGCTACACTGCCATTCGTCCGTAATATTTCAATAGCACTACTTACTGCTTTTTCGTCAAGTACGCCATTGTAAATAATAGGCACTACATCACAGCACTCTGGCCTAACCGCGCTCCATTTTGATGTGTTGAAAAGACTAAACCGTTTTTTGTTTTGATCATACCTCCGCTGGATACCTTCGCCCCACCACTCGCCAAAGTGTTTCCCTACACCAAGCGAAAGTAAGTCATCCTTGTTCTCATGCGCCCATTTACTAAACCCATAGTTGTCATCTGCTGGCGTAATCCATCGTGTCCGCGACGCTGTCAAAAACTCCCCATTTTCTCCGATAAAAATACAGGCATTCGTCCCATCTATTTTTTCAGTTATTGTTATATTCCTAGACCATCTTGCGATTTTACCAAACCCTTCAAAGTTCATCTTATTCTTCCCCTGTTCCCGCTGCTCGGCCTTCTTCAAATCCGATAGACCATGCGCTGGCCTCCGCTGACGTGTATGCGCCGCTGCTTTCAGATTCTCTATTGCATCAAGTGCCAGTACCGGGTCGCAGTGCCCGACACAAACGCCGAGCGCTTCGTTGCGATCAACGAAGCAGTCGAAGAAAATAGATAGACCATACTCATCAGCAAGTTTAGCGTAGAGCGACAGCCGCTTAATTTCAGCTTGCTGCTCTATAGCCAGCTTGCGCCAGTAATCTGCGTCGTTAGTGTCTTCATTTACTATTTGTTCCATCTTATTCTTCCCCTCTGATTTGTGCCAAAACGTTCTTGAGCACCTCTTTCTCCTCTATAGTTACCCATTCATGCCACCTGACACGTCCCAGTGCTCGTTGGCTGGCTCTGAACGTTTCCTGATTTTTCCGGTTTGACTCTTTGATCTTTTCACTTGTTTGCATGTGCACCTCAGTTTAAAAAATAGTTTATAAATTGCTCTGCGAATATAATCACGCCGATCACTACCCAGAATTTTTGCTGACTAAAACTTTCATCGTCTGTACCCATGTGTTACTCCTTCTCTGTAATAATTGTGGAATTATTTGTCGTATCTGCTACGCACTTTGCACATAAACCAAACTGTCTAATGCGCAAGTACTCACCGCTTCCCTCAAACCATCGTTCCCTACACTGCCTGCACTGGGCGCTACGGTTACTTATGGATAACTCCTGGAGCTGACTAAGCGATTGGATTTTCATTTTGTAACATCCTCCTCTTACTAATCTCAATTCCATCACGAAACGCAGATCCAGCTCCTAGATTATCTCGGAATGCCGTACCGCCACCAGAATCAAAACGATACGCCGACCCCTCACCTACGCCAGTACGAAAGGCCGAACCATCGCCCGAACCGAAACGATAAGCCGATCCGTTGCCAGTACCAAAACGCCAAGCGTGCCCATTCCCATGGCCTTTGCGATAGACTGAACCGTTTCCCGGACCATCAAGGGTGATCGACCCGTCTTTATCACCGCGCATACCGTAATTGTAATCACCGTCTCCTTCGCGTGACGTAATCGTAATGTCTTCGCCGTCTGCCTCCACAAAATAGACCCACGATTCTGCGTCATATTCTGCAATTTTTAGAACCTCATTGACTGTGTAGTTTTTCATTTTTGATAATCCTCATCAATTTCGATACCGTCACGATAAGCTGAGCCTTCGCCTGAGCCAAAACGATACGCCGAGCCTTTCCCTGAGCCTTTACGATATGCCGAGCCTTTCCCTGATCCATCGCGGATAGCGTCGCCATCGCCTGACCCATAACGATTAGCGTAACCATCGCCCGAACCATCGCGGATAGCGTTGCCCTCACCAAATGAAATTTTAGTTACCAGTTTGTAACCACAATTGTAACTATCGCCAAAAATCGTAATCCCTGAAAATCCTTTCTTGATGTACTCACTTGAAACCGTCATTTCGCGACCGTTGTGCAGAATTACATCACCGTTCTTGATCTTGCTGATATGTACGTGTTGAATTTTCATTTTCATATCCTCGGTTGTTGTGTTTTGAGTAAGAGCTAATCCGTCACTCATGGATAGAGTATACATTAGTTAGCGGTAATAGTAAGCACGAAATCAAAATAAATTAAAATATTTTTAGCGGGTTATTCCAAGCTATATAAAGGAAGAACGAAGAAAAAGCGGTACATGTGACAGAATGCCGCGAGTGTGACAGACAAAAACTTGATTAAAATGATATAAGAATCAATGGTTTAGAGGGTCATTTGTGACAAAGTCACGCAGAAAGCGGGAAAAGATGCAAAAGTGGAAAAGAACAAGAAAAAAGGTCCAAAAATGGGGTTTTTCGCGCGCGCAAGGAATTTTGTCACAAGAGAACATCTAACTCATTGAATTCATTGAAGTTTTACAAACACATTTTTCGGATTTTGTCTGTCACATCTGTCACATGTGGACACGTAACTCATTGAATTTGTTATAATTTAGTTCACTTTTTGTCTGTCACATGTGTCATTATTTTCAGTTGTATGATATTGGCACGTACCGATAACATGCACGTAAGTCATTGAATTCATCATGATTTTGGCACTGTACGCATTGTCAGTAA